CAGCGTGGTGGGAAACCAATTCAGACTATTGCCAATCCCTGATGGCGAGTACACCGCAGAGCTGGTCTATTATGCAAAGTTGTCTAAGTTATCAAACACAAACACCACCAACTGGTTGCTGACTCAAGCGCCTGATGTGTATTTGTATGGTTCACTTTTACAGGCTGCGCCATACTTGCAAGACGATGCGAGAATCACTGTATGGTCATCGCTGTATCAGGCAGGACTAGATCAGTTGCAGATTGCAGATGATCGTGGTTCTACATCGGGCGGCGCGATTTTGGCAAGGGCAAGGACATTTGGATGATAGTTAACACCACCAAAGGCGAGATGGATGACTCATTGCTTGAGAAGCGTGAGGGTTCATTGGAGAACGATACCGAGACAACGAGCTGGGTAGAGTATTGGCTTGCTGGTGAGATGGTGCATCGATCTGTCCACATGGCGCTCAAGCGTGGCGTTTTTGCTGATGGCATCAGCCAACAAATTTAAGGGATAAATCATGGCCAATACACAAGCAATGTGTACCAGTTTCAAGGGTGAGCTGCTTGTCGGCCACCATAACTTTGGCACTGGCGTTGTACGCGCTGCCACTACAGCAGACACTTTCAAGGCTGCTCTGTACTTGGCCTCTGCCACTGTAGATGCAACCACCACAGCCTACAACGCATCAGGTGAGGTATCAGGCACAGGTTACACCGCAGGCGGCGTTACAGTGACATTTGGCACACCTCCTAGCACCAGTGGCACTACAGCGTTTGTGACGCCAAGCGCCAGCATTAGCTACTCTGCTGTGACCTTATCCACAGCCTTTGACGCGGTCTTGATTTATAACTCGACTCAGTCAAACAAGGCAGTCAGCGTGCATACATTCGGCAGTCAGACAGTGACTGCTGGAACATTCACACTGACAATGCCTGTCAATGATGCAAGCACTGGCCTGATCAGGCTGGCTTAACCAAGGGGCAGCGGCATGGCTGCTTATGGAACAGGCTACTATGGCCTTGGCGTCTACGGCATAGGCAATGTTGTCATCAGTGGCAATGCGTCTACTGGCGCTGTTGGCACGCTGCTGGCCGACAGATCAATCCAAGAAGATGGGACGATTGCCACAGGCAATGTCGGCACTGTTGGATTAACTGTATCTGTTGGCATTACAGGCAATTCAGCCAGTGCTGCTGTTGGATCTGTCCTAGCGACATCAACCAATGCGGTTACAGGCAATGCGTCAACCCTGTCTGTTGGCAGTGTCACTCAATCTGTTGCAATTGATTTATCAGGCAATGCGTCTACTGGTGCTGTTGGCACTGTTGGCATCACAAGCACCAATTCAGCTACAGGCAATGCTGCAACAGGTGCTGTTGGCACTATGGGCGCAGAGGTTATATCGTTTCAAGCAATTACAGGCGTTGATGGTACAGGCGCTGTTGGCAGCGTATCAAATGTCATATCCATAGGGATAATTGGCGTTGAGTCAATTTGTGCTGTTGGCACAATGATTGGCTTTGGCTGGGGTGCTATTCCTGATACATCAGAATCATGGGCGCCACAGGCAGACACATCAGAGAGTTGGACGCCAGTTTCTGATTCATCAGAGAGCTGGACGCCAGTTTCAGACACATCAGAAAGTTGGACTGATTTGTCGGACAATTCAATCACTTGGCAAGAGGCCGCATAGGAGATTTAACATGGCAGATTCCACGACGACCAACCTGTTACTTACAAAGCCCGAAGTTGGCGCGTCAACAGACACTTGGGGGACCAAGATCAATACCGACCTAGACTCGGTGGACGCTGTCTTTGCGGCTGATGGTACAGGCACATCAGTTGGCTTGAACATTGGATCAGGCAAGAAGCTGAAGCTGGTTGGCGATGTCATTGATACCAACGGCAATGAACTGCTCAAGGTGACTGCTACAGCCTCTGCTGTGAATGAGTTGACTTTGGCAAATGCGGCTACTGGTGGTGCGCCAGTGCTATCTGCTACAGGTGGCGACACAAACATTGGAATTGGATTGACACCCAAAGGCACTGGTGGTGTTGTATTCCCAGCTGGCGCAGTTGGAACTCCTGCCATCACCACTACAGGCGACACCAACACAGGTATTTTCTTCCCTGCCGCTGACACCATTGCTTTTGCTGAAGGTGGTGTTGAAGCCGCAAGGATTAATGACGCGGGCAATATGGGTATTGGTACGTCTACACTGACTTCAGGTGTTCGCCTCTATGTCTCTAATGCAACAAATGGCGCTCCAGCAACGACTGGCACAACACAGGCAAGCGGCGCTTTCAGGATTAGAAGCGGCAGTAATGCAATCTGTGATTTTGGTGTTGGTGCTGGTGCAGGCACTACAACATGGATTCAAGCCGCAGACCAAACAGCCTTAAACACAAATTACGACATTGCAATACAACCTAACGGAGGAAATGTGGGGATTGGTACTGCTTCGCCTACTTTTGTCAATGGTGGAGGATTGCAAATTACTAAATCAACATCAGCTAATTTGCGTTTAACTGATTCAGCAAACGCCAATTACAGTTTTGATGTTATTTCAAGTGGTGGAGATGGTTATTTAATAAACCGATTTACAAGCGGTAATACTATCTTCTTTACCAACGCCGCAGAACGTATGCGTATCACCTCTGGGGGTGACTTTCTTCTAGGAGTTACAAGCGCATTTAATTCAGGAAAGCAATGTTTAGCTTTTAGTGGCGCAACACACCAAGGGCTAAATATTAGAAATAATGCAGACAACCCATCAGATATTTATGTTGGTTTTTACAATGCATTTGGGTCTAACACTGGTGCTATTCGATCAGGAGGTTCAACAACATCCTATGTCACTTCATCTGACTATCGTTTAAAAGAAAATGTACAACCTCTAGTTAATGCTTTAGATAAGGTTATGGCATTAAATCCTGTTTCCTATACATGGAAGTCGGGTCGTGAGGATAATGGATTTATTGCCCATGAACTTCAGTTAATTTTGCCTAACGCTGTTAGTGGTGAAAAAGATGCTGTAAATGAAGATGGCACTATTAACCCTCAAGGTGTGGACTACGGCAGATTAACCCCAATTTTGACTGCGGCATTGCAAGAAGCAATTGCGGAAATTCAATCGCTGAAAATCCGTGTTGCGAAGTTAGAAGCCAAATGAAAACTTTGACTGCTGAGAATGACTTTGGTCGTACCAAGCAAGCCATTGCGTTGGCTGACATTATGATTTCTGAAACAGAATCAGTTTTGGATAATAAGTGGGCAATTTTTCCTCGGCATATTGAACTGGCTTACAGCATTGGTAAAAGCGGGCTTAAAAAGCCAATTGTGTTAAAAAAAAAAAATAACAAATACGCAATGACTTTTGGTGGAAATCGTTTGCAAGTTGCAGCACTCAACAACTTTTCTCATATAGAAGCAGTTATCGTGGAAACAAATGAAGAAGTAAAAGCATTGCATGACTTAATGACCCAAATGCCTCCACATGAGGGCAAGTCTTTTACAAACGGCGGCAGATTACCTTAAGGAACAAACAAAATGACAACCATTTGGAAAATTGACCAACTTGACCGCCAAACCTCAGATGGCTTGGTAACTACTGCTCATTGGCGTGTAAACGCTGTTGATGGCAATTATTCTGCTGATTCTTACGGCGCAGTAAGCTTTGAGCGTGGTGATACATTTATTGCTTACGATTCTTTGACTGAAGCACAAGTCATTGCTTGGGTCAAAGACAAGTTAGATGTTGAGGCTATTGAAGCAAGCCTAGCCGCACAGATTGCCTTACAGAAAGCGCCAGTAACAGCAACAGGAGTGCCTTGGTGAGCGATTTAGAAAAAAACTTTGCCGTGCATGAGGCTATTTGCGCCCAAAGATATGAGGCCATTGAAAAGTCTTTTATTGCTGGCGACAAACGCATGACCCGCATTGAATACCTTTTGTATGCGTTGATGGTGGTGGTGTTGTTTGGGCCAGGCGTGGCGGCAGAATTCATCAAAAAACTATTGGGGCTGTAAATTGATCCAATCAGCATCTGCCTGCTTGCGGCTGGTCTTGTTAAGAACATCCAAGCTGGGTGCGAGCTGTTCCGTCAAGCTCAAGAATCTTTTGTTGAGATTAAAAGAACTGGTGAAGAAGTCATTGCCATTGGCAAAGAGGTACATGGCTTTTGGAATAAGCTTATTGGGTTCTTTGGTGGCAAACCTAAAACCCAAATTGCAAAGCCTGTCAGTAAATCTAAAAAGTCGGACTATGTTGCTGTTGACGAAACTCAGGTCAAAGTTGACATTGTCAAAAACCTAACAGAATTTTTCAAGCTCCAAGAACAATTAGCCGCACACATCAGGGAAGAAGAAGAGAAATCAAAGAACATCTACGACCCTGACCAAAATTTGATGGAATCAGCACTTAAGCGAGTGATGGCCCAGCAAGAGATGGATAGATTGGTTGTGCAAATAAGAGAGTGCATGGTTTTTCAAGCTCCGCAAGAGATGGGGGCGCTGTACTCAGAAGTTTTCAGCATGAGAGAGAAGATTGGAGAAGAGCAAACACAGGCAAGGCTAAAACAAGAAGCTAAAAACAGGCAGGAGTTATGGCAACGCAGGGAAGAGGAAAGAAACTTCCAGCTAAAAGTAGCATACCTACTGGGGACTATTACATTCCTCCTCTACCTGTGGCTGTGGCTCCTGTTCGTCAATCGCTGGGGGAGGACATAGTGGGATGGATAGCTGCTTGCGTATTGATTGCTCTTCTACTACCAATGGGGGCATTGCTGTATCTAGACATCCTAGATGCCAAGCATGAGGTTAAACAGCAGCTTGAAAAAGTGGAAAAATTACGCCGTGAGATAGAAGCGCAACAGCGAAAGGATAAAGAAAAATGAATGTTTATGAGATTTGGTTTTTATCGATTTTGCTAGTGGTGTTAACTGGCTGTGATGATCGTTACCGCTACCCATGCCAAGACCCATTAAATTGGCAAAATACCGAATGTAAGCCGCCAATTTGCACAGCAGCTGGAACTTGCCCCGAAATGCTTATTAAACCCGAGGAGAAAAAGTGATGCCAACAGTCGGATATAAACCAAATAATCGCCTCAATGCTGACGAAATTGAGGTCAGGGTATGGGCATTTGTTATCGTGGTCTTGGTGACCATTCTGCTGGCCTCTATGGGTATGTTTCTCTACTCAGTTTCATTCGTTCAACAGCCTATGAATGGCAGTATGGCGGCTATTGATAAGGTGTATACCCAACAGATTTCGACCATCATGGTTTTTATTACTGGAGTGTTAGGTGGTGTGGCTGGTAGGTCGGGGGTTAAGGCAATTGCCAATGCAAGCGCCAAGGCTGAAGCTACTGATAACGATGAGCCACCAAAGCCATGAGCCTGTTTAACCCTTGGGTAATCCTTGGCATCGTCATGGCGGTGCTGTCATCATTTGGCGGTGGATACTTCAAGGGTAAGCATGACGAGCACACGCGCCAGCAAGTTGAGATTGCTGCGCTAAACGCCAAGGCGAGGGAGACTGAGCAGGCGATGGCGCAAGTGGCGCAGAGTTATGGTCAGACATTACGAAAGGCGAACAATGTTGCAAAGGCTAAAGAAGACAAGTTGCGTGCTGATATTGCTACTGGCGAGCGCAGGCTGTTCATTCCTGTCAAAGCCCCCGAGTGCGCCGTATCAGCCACCAGTGATACCGCCATTGCCAGCGGAGATCACAGCGGAACAGCATCAGCCGAACTTGACCGAAAGACTGCTGACGATCTTGTCGCCATCGCAGCCGAGGGAGACACCGCCATCCGCAAGCTCAATGCCTGCATCCAAACCTACGAAACCATGAGGACCACAAAATGACTCAGTTAACCGCCAATTTCAGCCTGCATGAGATGTGCAAATCAGAAACTGCTATACGCCAAGGGCGTCAAGGTGAACTCTGCTTATCGCAGCCCTGAGTCAAATGCGGCGGTTGGAGGCTCTAAGACCAGCGACCATTGCAAGGGTATGGCAGCCGATATTGAGATACCTGGCGTCCCCAACGCGGAGCTGGCGCAGTGGATCATGGATAACCTAGAGTACACCCAATTGATTTTGGAGTTCTACACATCAGGCATCCCCGATAGCGGATGGGTTCATGTTAGCTATGACCCGAACAACCTCAAGAAGCAAGAATTAACGGCCACCAAAGTCGCAGGCAAGACTACCTACTTGAATGGCTTGGTAGCTTAAACCATGGCACTAAACCTTGGTCAGCAGATAACGACACCGGCGCAGCCAAACCTTGGCACGCCTACGCCTGCCTATGACCAAGGCTTTTTGGCTACATCATTTGGCGGCTTGAATGTCTACTTTGCCAAGCTGACGGCACTCTTTGCAGCGATCCTCGGGCCGCGTGGTAGCAAATACATCAATGCCCCATATGGCGCATTTCAAGATGGCACAGATCAGACGGCGGCCAACACCACCACAGCCTACGCCATCACCTTTGACACCACCGACTTCAGCAATGGCGTGACATTGTCGAATTCGTCAAGGCTGAATGTGGCGCAGGCTGGCATCTACAACTTGCAATTCAGCATCCAATTCAAGAACACCACCAATGACACGCAAGATGTTGATGTGTGGTTTCGCAAGAACGGCACAAACATTGACAAATCAAACAGCAGATTTGGACTTGCTACAAGAAAGTCTGCTGGTGACCCATCGCACATGATCGGTGCTTTGAACTTTTTTGTAAATTTGGCGGCCAATGACTACATTGAGATTATGTGGAGGCCATCAGATGTTGGTGTCAGCATTGAGCATTTTGCGGCCAGCAGCTCACCGACTAGGCCAGTAGTTCCATCAGTCATTGCCACACTTTCTTTTGTGTCCAATTTGTCAGTAGAAACCGCATAATTCAGCTATGGCACTCATACCTCTCAAGATCCCACCTGGCGTGTACCGCAACGGCACTGAATACCAATCTGCTGGCCGGTGGTTTGACGCCAACTTGGTACGCTGGTTTGAGAACACTCTCAGACCCATTGGCGGCTGGCGCAAGCGTTCTGCCAGTCAGATGACAGGCTCATGCCGAGCTTTATTGACTTGGCGTGACAATGATGGAGATCGATGGATCGCTGCTGGTACGCACTCCAAGCTCTACGCCATGAACGAGGCTGGCACGCTCAAGGACATCACGCCAACAGGCTTCACTGCTGGCATAGCTGATGCCGCGACCAAGACTGGCTATGGGTACTCCATTTATGGAAGTTTTGCCTATGGAGTTGCGCGTCCCGATACAGGCGCTGTAACTCCAGCAACGACTTGGAGTCTAGACACCTTTGGCGAGTACCTGATCGGCTGCTCCAGCTCGGATGGCAAGATATATGAATGGCAGTTGGGATTCTCAACGCCAACGCTGGCAGCGGCCATCACCAACGCGCCAACAGGATGTCAGGCTGTAATGTCCACAGCAGAGCGTTTTATCTTTGCCTTGGGCGCATCCAGCAACCCTAGATTGGTGAAGTGGTGCGATCAGGAAAACAATACAAACTGGACGGCGTCAGCCACCAGTCAGGCGGGTGACTTTGAGCTGCAAACAGTTGGCTCATTGAAAGCAGGCAAAAAGGTGCGCGGCATCAATTTGCTGTTTACTGATGTGGATGTACACACCGCCACATATGTCGGCCTGCCTTATGTGTACTCATTTGAAAAGGCTGCAAGCGGTTGCGGGTTGATTTCATCGCAAGCAGTGGCGGCCATTGATACTGCCGCGATGTGGATGTCGACATCAGGCTTTTGGGTATTTGACGGATTTGTCAAGCCTTTGTCTTGCGATGTGTCTGACTATGTGTTTCAGAATTTGAACTACAACCAAGCCAGCAAGGTGTACGCTGTACATAACTCCAAGTTTGGTGAGATATGGTGGTTCTACCCATCAAGCGCCAGCAACGAGGTGGACTCATATGTCACCTACAACTACCGCGAGAATCATTGGAACATTGGCTCTATGTCGCGTACAGCAGGCACTGACCGAGGTGTCTATTTGAATCCTCTAATGGTGTCGTCTGATGGCTACATATATGCGCATGAAGTTGGATATGCCTACGACTCAGGCATTTTGTTTGCCGAGT